TTAATCATTGCGCATGGGAAATATTCCGGTGACTGCGATACAGAAGTTAATCGCCAGAAATGGGTTCATGACAGATACAGGGACATTCCCGCCTGTAGGGTTCAGTTGACCCGTAATACTGGTACCGCCGACGTCTACAGGATCTTTTAGTGTGGTTGACCAGATGGTTGCCAGCCCCGTGCCGCCGCCGGATGCACCAATGAAAGGCGCCTGTGCTGAGGGGATACTGGCCGGTGTTGTGGGGTTGGCAGTGCCGCTGGCCTGTAATTTTACCTGTAAAGCGGGGGTATGCGTGTGTGCTGGCATATTTGCCGTAGACAACTGAACATTGGCAGTGCCACCAGTATCGCCCATGTTATGAATAACCGTTTGTAGCTGACCGAAACCAATAGGCATTCGCCCCTGGAGATTAGGCAGGTTAAACGTTGTTGCGCCATCACCACCGTAAAATTTGCCCAACAAAGCGAAAAGCGCCTGATATTGCGAAACTCTATATTGTTGCCCATTGCAGAAATCAAAATAGCTTGGTGCGTAGTTAAAAGCAAAAGGAAGAATTGTTCCCATATAACAGTCCATAACTAACTCCTTATTGGTGTTGAAATGTGCAGAGCTGGAAAGATGCGAGCAAACAACATTAAAAGTGTGGCTTGTTATTGCCATTTGTCGAATAATTTACGCTAAAGCACTGCTTTATGAATATTGTACTGTCGCTACATTAAAAAAAGTGGGGCTGGATATTTACATACGATTTGGGCTATTCCGGGAGTTGTTGTATTAAGTAAGAGTGTCAGATTAAAAATAATGAATAAGGGAAAGCATTTTTTGGCGGATGCTTATCCTGATAAATAGAAAATATTGACATTGATCTCATCCGAATGGCTTTACATGGATGTATGCCTGAGAATGTCTGCCGCCTTGCGCATATTAACCGCTCAGGTCATAGCGGGTCTGAATCGCAATGCGTTGTTCCGGCGATATCCGATAATGATAAGCAGGTCGGTGTAGCTATCATAACAACAAGGGCTTATCAGTACTGATTTAGCCGATATCAGATAAATTTGTCTTTAGTTAGTTAAAAGGTAAACCTGGAAATGAAGAACATGATGACCCACAAATGATGGCATGGCATATGGGCATACGTCGGGAAGAGCGGTTTCGCCAGAGATCAGGAGAGGTGTGTATGGTGTCCCTGCAGGAATCGATTATGTTTTTTATCTATATGAATTTAAATGATTATTTTTGTCTGTTGCTTTTGTTTTATACGCATTCTTATACGTACATCGAATTATTTGTAATAAGCACTGAATTTTTTATTTACAATTCTTTACATGTTCTAGGGGTGTATACTAGCGGCAGGTGTTGAGTAGTATTTAGGCATATTGACCTATATTGGCCTATATTCAACAGCATTCAATAGCATTCGTTTTTTTCAACCCCATTCCACTCAGAAAAGTAGCCACCTTTACCAAACATTCTTTATATGTAAATATAGTTTCATCCAAACGGAGCTAATGAAGTCTTAATAAATCCAGATCTAACATAAAGGAAATAGCTATGAGTCTATTACCTCAGTTAAATTCACCCAAAGGGAATCTAAGGTTGTTGAGGATTTCAGATGTTATGAATTTAACCGGGCTGCCGAAATCCACAATATATCTAAAAATGAAGAATAAGCAGTTCCCTGCTCAATTATCAATAGGTACTCGTTCTGTTGCGTGGTTGGAAGATGAAATTCAGGAGTGGATTTTAAAGAACATCAATCAGCGTGGTTGTTAGTCGGCAGGTGCGCCTCTAATTTATTTTAATGCGAAGGGCTATAAATGTTAATCCATGAAAACCTTGGGGCGGGTGTGCTCGCCTTTGATTATACTAAAAGTAATTTCAATTCAGTTATTTCTGGTTATAAAGTCATTAATTTTAACGAGTCACATTCTGATGCGGCTTGTGTATCCCGTATTATTGAGATTTTTACGCTCAATAAACTTCGAGCCGAAGGTGAAAAACTCACTTCTATTACAGGGCTAAGAATTCCGGATACCGCAGCAACGGCAGAAGAAATTAACTTATTGCTTTCTCGTTGCTCTAAGTTATGCAAAGTTGAAGAGAAAGAATTAGGCATTCGTAATCGCGCCGTTGATGAAGCAAACGCTGCCATTCACCAGGCTACTGGAGCAAGCCGAAGTATTTCAGAAGTGAAATCACGTAAGGCGGGGCATGCGGAACTTGCTGATGCAGAACACCAATATCAAATGGCGAAGAGTCGTTTTTCTGAACAGAGCGAGCGTGTCACGCAGTTCAGGTCAATTGCAGGTTTACTGGTTGCTGAGGCTGTCTGTATCGGTAAGGGGATTAATTTACCGTTGCTCCATTCGTTTCATAAGGCAACCCATGTTTCAGCAGAATTAATAAGAGCTTTACAGAAAAGTGATGTTGCAAATGCTGTAAGATTTACTCTTGAGGCTCTTGATGAACTAACAACAGCCATTAGAGAGATTATTAAAAAATGTATCCCTCCTACAGATCGCTATGAGCTGGATAATGGTGGCCTTTTAAAATCTCAGGCATATCAACATTATTATCATGCTGATAATGCCTTGCTGCGTGCACTGGTGAGTGCAGATGAATATGTATTACATGTCAGTGAAAGAAATAAACGTGACAGTTATAAAAAAAGAATCTTCTCAAGTTAATTAAAAAGGTGGTTATATGTTTGCTTTTAAAAATGAAAAGCCGGACGCTGCACGTCTGTATCATGAGAAATTAACAGCTACTGCCAGTAGTTCTTATCAGGAAGGGCGTCGTTTCTTTCTGACTCCCAAAAAAGAAAATATTCTGCGAGCGTCAATACTGGAGTCTGGCTGGATGATGGGCCAGATTACGTTACGTGATGTAAACGAAATCTCTGGCAATGCTATAAATATAGGTGCCAGCGAATTACATACCGGACGTGTGGCTAATGGTCGTTTCCGTAAAAGAGTGGCGATTAATGGCACAGAATTCTGGCTTTCTGAAACAGATACCAGTGCGGCGATCACTTACGCGGAGATGTCAGATATTTATAATCTGGGCAACGCAGGTAACTTTGATGATGTGATGGACGAATTTTTTAGCCAGGCATACTCGCTTGATATGTTGCGTACAGGCTTCAATGGTGTCGCTATTGCCGATACTACCGATCCCGAGAAAAATAAAAAAGGCGAAGATATCAATATTGGCTGGCATGCACTGGTAAAAGAATACGCTGAGGGTAAACAAATCATTAGCGAACCAGTATCACTGGGTGAAAGTGGTAACTGGAAAAATATCGATTTGCTGGCAAACCATCTTATTACTAATGTGATTGCCGAACCGTACAGGGAAGACCCTCGCCTTGTCGTGCTGGTTGGTGCTGAACTGGCTGCACAACAACGCCTGCGCTTGTTCAATGCGGCGGATCGTCCCGCAAATGTGAGTGCTGCTCAGATGGCCACCAGTTCCATTGCAGGACGCTTTGCCTTTATTCCGCCCTTCATGCCCGGTAAACGCCTTGCTGTGACCACACTCAGTAATCTGCATATTTATACTCAGGTGAACACGCGGTTACTTCGCGCTGAGTTCGATGAAGAGAAATGTGAGTATGGGCATTCATATCTTCGCAATGAAGGTTATGCCCTGGGCAATCCGGAACTCTATGCTGCTGTTGATGAGAGCGCTATTTCTCTCGTTGAGTAATATTCCTGCAAATAAAAAGCCCGCTGATTATTTAGCGGGCTTTGAGAACTTACACAGGTAGAAAATGAAACCTACAGGGTGGCAAACCCTATAAGAATATTCAGGATGCCAGGATTTTCAAAAATGAACAATACAATAAATTCGGTTATAAATTTCTTGCGTAGCCTTAATCCGGCAGGCTATAGTTTTGGCGTTGCCGCAAAATCGGCAACCGGGCGTAGGAACCCGTGTAATCTAACGGCGACACAACACGCGCCTGGCGTGTTTTTTTATGTCGCAGCTCTGGCACACCTGTTTTTTATGGTGTGGTGTTTTATGGCGTTCATTTGCCTCTTACGCCACATTGTCAAAATTATGGTAGTCCGGGCGGGGCAGCTTTCGGGCTGGCCGGTATCCGTTAGAGCCGGTATTCCTACCCCCGTCCGGGCTACCACCCATGAGCGTAGGAACTCCGGTGGTGGCGTTAACCGCTATCTAACGGAGGTTGCCGCTATGGCTACGATCCCTGTTTTTTTTCAACCAGAATTTACCTTTCTTTTTCTTGCTGTTCGCCGTGCTGACTCCACCTCGCGTCCTTTTCCTGTTCGCATCACTGCATGCAATGAACATGATGCACGGCTGCGTCTTGTCGCTGACTTCATCCTGTGTTTTGCCGGACGTCTGCCACTGGAGGTGAACGCATGAAACACCTTAATCAGCAATGTTTGCCTTGCACCCTGTCCGACGAAGGGGAAAACCGTCTGCTGAGAGTTGCGCTGGCCAGTGAGTTTCTGGCTGATGCGTTATCAGGCAAAGACAGTTCCGGCGTAAATACGGTGTCCTCTGAGGGCGTGGCCGCTATGTTTGCCTGTTTTGCTGAACTGCTCGATGGCGTTGTGAAAGAAACCAGCACCCTACAGGGAGGCTGTCATGACCAGTGAAACAATCATGTCTCCGGCTTTTCGCACTGCGCTATTACGCCGTTATGTGGCTGATGCATTTATTTCCCTCATGACCCGTGTGAATGGCAGGCCTGTCTATGTTGAAGACGGGGAAACGGTGATTCTGACGGCTGAAAAAGTTGCCCTGAATATTCTTTTTCACATTGAAGCCCCCTGGATGGACGAATTCGGGGCAGAAGATGGCAGCAGACTTGCGGCTGAAATGCTTGAAAGAATGCTGGTGCCTGGCTTTATGGGTGAAGCATTACGCCTGTCCGTGGAAGGTGTCACCGAAATGCGGGAGGTGTACCGCGACATTATTTTTGGTGCCCCGGATGGTGAACTGCCCGCTGGTTATGAATTTGTGCGTTGTGAAGAAGGGGAGAAATGCCAGTGAGACAGCAAACTGTTACTGAGATTTCCACTGCTGCCCGTGGCCGCTGGCCACATATCCTTTCAGCGCTCGGTATTACCGTTCCGGCAGGGCACCGACACGGAGCCTGCCCGAAATGCGGCGGAACTGACCGTTTTCGTCTGGATGATAAGGAAGGACGGGGAACCTGGTTCTGTAACCAGTGCGGTAATGGTGACGGACTGGATCTTATTCGTCTTGTTACAGGCAAGAGTGTACTGGAAGTCTCTGGCCTGGTCGCCGGAACATTGTCCATGCCGGAAGCTGGCAACAAACCCGTTGTGCCTGCCAGAAATGAAGCGGTACGGAAAGCGAATGGCAAAGCACGTTTTCACCAGTTAGAGAAAACATCAGCCCAGGGGGAAACCCCTTATCTTACCGCGCGCGGACTGTTTGGCCATGTGGCAGCCCTGCTGGGGCATCCCGTGACGGTAGCCGGAACCGGATTCCCGGCAGGTTCTCTTCTCCTTGCCCTGACTGATATTGACGGGGTAATTACGGGTGGACAGCTCATCAGTCCTGAGGGGGAGAAAAACCTTCTGCCGGGCAGCCAGCTTACCGGGGCGTTTATTGCACTGACTGACATACCCACAAATCCTCCTGAGCAGGTCATTATCACCGAAGGTTTTGCCACGGCACTCACAGCATCGCTGTTGTCCTCCGGCTGGGTGGTTGCCGCTGTGGCGGCCACTAATCTGGTCAGGGTGGCAGAGAGGATCAGGCAGAAATGGCCTGATACGCGGATCGTTATGGCTGCTGATAACGATTTACTCGACGGTAAGGAGAATACCGGGCGCATCTGGGCAGAGAAAGCCGCAAAGGCTGTGAGCGGATGGGTGACACTGCCGCCAACCCGGCATAAAGCGGACTGGGATGATTTCCGCCAGGAGGCCGGGCTGGAGCGCGCCCGCGAGGCATTCAGGGAAGAAATGACCCTCCACGGCAAAGGGCTGACCCGTCTGCCGGAAGGTTTCCGTCTGACAAAGGAGTATCTGTGGTACGACAAACTCGTTAATAAATCAGACGGTGATACCGAAATCCGCAACATAAAAATTTGCAGCCCTATTCGGGTGACTGCCATTACGAGCGATGCTGATGGCAGTAATTACGGGCGACTTCTTGAGTGGGATGACACGAACGGGAACAGCCGCAAATGGGCGATGCCGATGGAAATGCTGGGTGGTAGCGGTGAAGAGCTGCGTCGCGTACTTCTGGTTAACGGCCTTTCGTATATCAATGTTAATGGGGCTGCGCGGGCGCACCTGATGGAGTACATCTCCCTGTGCAAACCGGAAAACAAAGTCACCTGTGTGAATAAAACCGGGTGGCATGGCGGGGTGTATGTTCTCCAGGATGAAGTTATCGGACGGGATGCGCGTTCCGTGATTCTCCAGACATCGAGCGTACAGGGGCGGGATTTCCGCGTGAACGGGACGTCAGACGACTGGCGGCAACATATCGGGCGTTATTGTGTGGGGAATGCCCGCCTGGCATTCAGTGTAAGCCTGTCTTTTGCCGCCCCTTTGCTGCAACTGGTGGGGATGGGTGGCGGTGGATACCACCTTAAAGGGGAATCCACGGACGGGAAAACCACGACCATGAAAGTGGCGGCATCCGTCTGTGGCGGAACTGACTTCTGGCATACATGGCGCGCAACGGGAAACGCGCTCGAAGGTACGGCAAGCCGCCGGAATGATGCCACGCTGATGCTGGATGAGATCCGTGAAGTTGACGGGCGGGAAGCCGGGAATATCGCCTACATGCTGGCAAACGGGCAGGGGAAAGCCAGAGCACGAACGGATGGTTCTGTCCGTGAAACAAACCGCTGGAATCTGCTTTTCCTTTCCACGGGTGAACTGTCACTGGTGGAACATGCGGCCAGCGCAGGAGAACGGACTTATGCCGGAGTTGAGGTGAGGATGATTCAGATCCCCAGTGATTCCGGTAAGTATGGTGTATTTGAGGATTTGCACGGCTTTACAGGCGGAAAAGCCCTGTCTGAGCATCTTGAGCAGGGGGTGGCGCAGTTTCATGGCGCGCCTTTCCGTGACTGGCTGCGTTATATCACCGACGCATTGCCGGAGGTCACCAGCCAGGCAAAGGCGTTACTGAAAGAGTACACGCGAAAATTAACCCCGGAAGATGCCGGGAATCAGGTTGGCCGCGCTGTAACCCGCTTTGCTCTTGTCGCTATGGCCGGAGAACTGGCGACACGGGCAGGCATCACGGGCTGGCCGGAAGGAGAAGCCTTTGCAGCGGCTGAACGTTGTCTGGCGGCATGGATGGCAGATCGCGGGCACTCGGCAAACCAGGAAGACAGGGCAGCACTGGAGCAGGTACGTGATTTCTTCACGCGCAACCAGTACAGCCGTTTTGCTGACTGGCATGACGACAAAAACCGCCCGGTTGCCATGATGGGGTTCCGCAAGGTGGACAAAGGAAACGCGAATACCGAAACGGTGACCACTTTTTATGTTCTGCCATCGGGATGGAAGGAAATCTGCAAAGGATTTGATGCCCGTAAGGTTGCGCGACTTTGTGTTAATGCGGGGTGGCTTGAAGCAGGTAAGGACGGGCGTACCCAGATAAACATGCGCCTGCCAGAAATAGGCCTCAAGCGGGTGTATCAGTTCAGCACTAATGTGCTTGGCGAACCGGAAGAAGACTAATCCCGCGCGAGTCTTATTTTTATGAGGTAACACTGGTAACAGAGGTAACAACCAGACACCGCAGGGCGTTCAGGTGTTACCAGTTAAAAAGGGTGACTGGTAACACTGGTAACAATCTTAGAGGTGTTACCTCGTGTTACCACTAATAAAAAAGCACTGGTAACGTTTTTTTCTCTTTTAAAACAATGATGTTGCCAGTGTTACCACTGTTACACGTTTAATCAGACAGTAATCACTTCTGCCAGCTTTATTCCTGGCAGGCAATAAATGAAGGAAACAGCATGCGCATCATGAAAATGACCTGCCCTGAATGTCTTGCCAGTGCAACAATCCGTAAGACGAACCGTAAGCATCCACAACTGGCAGATGTTTACTGTAGCTGTACAAATGTCGAATGTGGCCACACCTTTGTGATGAACGTGTCCTTTTCACATACCATCAGCCCCAGCGCCCTCAAGGGACAGGGAAGGGTAAAAGAACTGATTGATGCCATGCCAGAAGAGGATCGCGCGAAAGCCCTGGCATTTCTGCTACAGGCAAAAAAGCAGGCTTAATATTGACTGGCCGGGACCCGGAAGTGTGCCCGGCATTGATTATTTGGTCAGAAATTTTTTCAGTCTTTTTTAGTGGTAACTCATTAAATTTACTCTGTTTATAATTTTCGCGTTCAGTGCTGTCTCTTCCTGAATCGTGACATAAAATAAAAAATCCCTTCTGAAACAATCATCTGGAAAAAGTGGCACAAGTACTGAAATTGCTGAAACTGAAAAAAACTGAAATCCGTTTCAATTTTTTCAGTCTGCGGTTTAAGCCAGAGAGCCAGCGCTGGCGCGGGCTGGCTTACCCGTTTGTAGAAAAACAAAACTGAAAAATTTTACTGATATGAAAGTGGCAGGCGGGTGCGGTGTAGTGCCGTTTTTGTCTCTTTTGATTGTTTTTTGGTTAGTCCGGTGCTAACTTAAGGGCAAGCTCAGGCGTTCCGCTTTGAATGCGGCAATCAACTTTATTAATTTGTTAGCTTTGCTTTCAGAAATGAAAGCGTTTGGATTTTATCCAGACAAGTTCCGAGGCCACCACCGTCGCCATCCCCGGCGATGCCGTAGCTGACGGCATTACTTACGGTCGAGGAAAACAGAGGCTGCTGCTAACAAATGTTGATGTAAGCATCTCTGTTAATCCACACCCTTGATTATGGGAAGACCGTAAGTAACTTTGCTCATTTTCTTCTTATGGACGATTGATGTGAGTTCAGATCTGCCAAAAAACACGAGTTCTAAAGGAATTTCATCTCTATCATTGCTTTCAAAAACGTTGGGGATCGCTGTCGAAGAACTCCGCGAAATTAGAGCCATTCCACTTGATAAACGTTATGAAAAAATTTTAGTACCAAAATCGGATGGCACTAATCGGATTGTTTATAAACCTCACTACAAAATTAAAAAAGTTCAAAGAAAAATTAATTCACGTATTTTCCGGAAGCTGGTTGTATGGCCAGATTTTCTTTTTGGCTCAGTTCCGAATGATAATGATGATGAAGACTCTATTAAAAGAGACTATGTAACCTGTGCTTCGCTGCATTGTGGAGCCAAGTCTATACTTAAAATTGATATCAGAAATTTTTTTGATAACATACATAGAGAGTTAGTTTCAGATATATTTTCTACATTTTTTAAATGTAAGTCCACCGCATTAGATTATTTAGTGGATTTTTGCACAAAGGGAGATTTTATCGTCCAGGGGGCGTTGACCTCTAGTTATATTGCTTCTTTATGTCTTTATGATAAGGAGACTCACGTTGTTAGGCGAGCGCGACGTAAAGGTCTGACCTACACTAGGTTAGTTGATGATATAACAATTTCATCGACAGTTTTCGATTTTGATTTTAATCAAATAAGAAAACACGTTGAAGACATGCTTGCTGATAAAGATTTACCACTGAACTATGAAAAAAGTGGAGTGTTTCATAATTCTACGACTCCTTTAATGGTACATGGTTTGCGTATTGACCATTTGACTCCTCGTCTTCCTTCTGATGAAGTGAAGCGCATTAGAGCATCTTTGAATAATTTAATTAACTTATCAGAAAAAAACAATTCAAGGACAAGTCTTGCTTTTCGAAAGGAATATAATAGGTGTCTCGGTCGTGTTAATAAACTCGGTAGAGTTGGGCATGAAAAGCATCCTATTTTCCTAAAAAAAATTAAAGTCATCTATCCAATGCCTTCTTATAAGGATGTTATTTCCTGTAAAAAAGCTATTGCTAGCTTGGAAACTTCGTATGTGAATGGTTTTAGTGATAAGGATTGGTACTCTAGGAAGTTTAATTTGGCCAGCCATAAAATATCAATTATTAATAGAAGCCTGGCTTTTCAACTGATTGCGAAGCAATTAAGAGTTAGGTTAAATAAGGTTAAGCCTGATGAAGAATGATAACGATCTTTCATTAAAACAGTTGCGGATTTTTATATGCGTTGCTGTTTTAGTATGCTTGTTAATTTTGGGCTATTCTTATCATGAAACAATGATGAAGCAAGAAATGTATTCGCTTCCATTTTGCCTTGAAAGTAATTGCATTAGCTTTATGATTAAAAAAATGGAAGGTACGATAAACCTAGCTCAGGCCTTAGGTTGGCTAGTTACATTACTTACTGGCTTGGGTGGCGCTTATATTGCATTGAAAACATACGTGACAGGAATTAGAAATAGCAATATAACTAATCATATATCTCATATAAATATGTTTAGAGATTTTGTTAACTTAGAAGTCTCCAAAAGGAAGAGAGTTTCGCCATCTTCAGTTGATATATATATATGGTATAATAAAATCTTTCCTAATTCCAAAAAAGGAGATCTTGTTTTCTGTTCTTCATATTTAGAAAGCATCAAGAATGTGAAAAAAGTTATCGATGAGGCTAATGATAATATCAGTTCATTGAGCGGGGATTATAGATATAAGGATCATCAACAGAAGATGATTGCATGCTTGAAGGTTTTTGGATTGGAGATTAACAGAGGACCAAAGAACTCATTCGTTGAAATTGAAGGGGAGATCCTCGAGATAATTGACTCGGTAAACTCAACATTTATTTCTGGACATATTATACTTTGCTTGATTGAAAGGAAATATAACTAAGCTGTTATCTTATTCGAATACCACTGCACCATTTTTTTTCTCGATTCGATATATTGCGCATGATTGTAAGTTCCACGAATAGAGTTTTTATCAACATGCGCAAGCTGCATTTCAATCCAGGCACTTTCAAAGCCATGCTCGTGCAAGATGGTGCTCATAGTGTGTCTGAAGCCGTGCCCGGTTAACCGGCCCTGATACCCAAGCAGCTTGATTACTTTGTTGATACTAGCTTCACTCATTGGCTTTCTGGCATCGTTACGGCCAGGAAAAACGAGGCTGTAATTGCCTGTGATTACCTGGAGTTTTTTCAGAATGTCGATTGCTTGGGTGGATAACGGAACTAGGTGTGGGCGGCGTTTTTTCATACGCTCTTTTGGGATTTCCCATAATGCCTTGTCAAGATCAAATTCTTTCCATTCTGCCGCACGTAATTCAATGGTACGAACCCCCGTTAGCATCAGCAGCTGCGTGGCGTATTTCGTTACCAGACTCCCCTCATAGTTCTCCAGAGCTTTAACAAATGCGGGTAGCTCAATTTCTGTCAGGAACGGGAAATGTTGTGTTTTAGGCTTGTTGAGTGCGATAGCCAGATCGGGAGCGAAATTGTATTTTGCCCGGCCAGTGGCAACGGCATAACGAAGCACTTCACCGCAACGGCGACGAATTTTGCTGGTCTGTTCCAGTGCGCCTCGTTTCTCAATTTTTTGCAGGACTGTTAGTAGTTCTAAAGGTTCGATTTGTTCAATGGGACGTTGGCCGATATAGGGGAAAATATCTTTCTCAAGGCAGTTCAGAACCTCTTTCGCATATCCTTGCGACCATGTTGTGGTTTTTGACGAGTGCCACTCTCTGGCGACGGCCTCAAAGCTGTTTTCATGGGCGAATTGCAGCGCGATTTTTTCTGCCTTGCGGGCTTCGCTGGGGTTAATACCCTTTGCCAGCATAGAACGACATTCCTCGCGCTTTTGTCGTGCTTCAGCGAGTGATACCTCACCATACACACCAAACGAAATCATCTTTGGTTTACCGGCGAAACGGTAACGAAAGCGCCAGCCCTTACTGCCAGTCGTATCTATAAGCAGTGATAGCCCCATCCCGTCATTGAGGGTGTAGGGTTTTTCTTTAGGTTTAGCGCGTTTTATTTGGATGTCAGATAGCAGCATGTGTATAGAAAAAAGATCGAACCGGGTTACACACAATCCTATACGCAAGTGCGTATAGATTCCATTAGAAGTTATGGAACTTGTTTAGACGTGGATTCTTTATACTTTCTTTTATTTTTAGTGAGTTATGGAAGTTATTGGACTGTCTTAGGTTTGGTAGTGGTGTCCCCTGCAGGAATCGAACCTGCAACTAGCCCTTAGGAGGGGCTCGTTATATCCATTTAACTAAGGGGACATAGATCGCGATTGGTTTTCTTTGTTCGCGTTGTTTGCAATGTTACCGTGTTTACTATTTCCGATTCAAGAATTAAGTTCTCTTGTGTTTTTAATTGTTCGTTGTCGTTTCTCTAAAAATCACCTTCGTTCACTTGCCATTGCGTACAGAATGAGTACAGAATCAGTTTCCCAAGTGTGTACAGGAAACTTAATCGTGGCTCTCAGTGATACCAAGCTTCGAAGCATCAGCGGCAAACCATATTCTGGAGCACCAGAGGTTACCGACGGTGATGGTCTGAGCGCGCGCATATCCCCTGCAGGAACCGTCACTTTCCAGTATCGCTATCGTTGGGATGGCAAACCAGTCCGTATCACCGTGGGCCGATATCCAGCAACTTCATTGAAAGAAGCGCGAGTCATCGTCGGCGAGATGCGCGCATTGTACATGAAGGGGGTAAACCCAAAAAATTATTTTACCCGTGAAGACGGAGAGTTGACTCTTAAAGACTGTCTCGATCAGTGGTGGGATAAGTATGCCTCTAAGTTGAAACCTAACACACAAACACTTTATAAATCGGTTGTGTACAACAGCATGTACACACAGTTCTCTGGCACTCCCGTTGCCAACATTCCTGTTTCAGCCTGGGTGCGTTTCTTCGACAAGCAAGAAGAAATGAACGATAAGAAATCACGCGTGCTTTTGGTCCAGTTGCGCTCAGTAATCAACTGGTGCATCAGTCGCCAGCTTATCCCCTCATGTGAAGTGATGAAATTAAGCGTTAAAAACATTGGTAAAAGGCCAGACGTTGGCAAACGGGTATTAACTTACACTGAGTTAGCTAAGGTCTGGCTGGCGCTCGAAAATACAAAAATTGTCTCTTCTAATAAAGTCCTGCATCAGATGCTGTTACTTTGGGGGCCGAGACTGTCAGAACTGCGCCTGGCAACTGCTGCCGAATTCAATATGGATGATCTTATCTGGACTACTCCAGAAGAGCATTCAAAGATGGGTAAACTTATCAGGCGTCCTATCTTTGACCAAATCAAACCCTATGTAGAACGCCTCTTGAATACTGGTAATGATGTGCTGTTTCCAGGTCAATCTTTTGATAAAGCAATTGACCGATCTTCATGCAATCTGTACATGAAAAAGTTACGAGAGAAAATTGATATTCCTGACTGGCATACACACGATTTCAGGAGATCGCTCGTAACAAACCTGTCAGCAGAAGGTGTTATGCCCCATGTCACCGAAAAGATGCTGGGGCATGAACTGGGGGGTGTAATGGCCGTATATAATAAACATAACTGGTTGGGGGAACAGAAAGAGGCATATGAGTTGTATGCTGATAAAATTTTCTGGCACGTTAAACAGCTTGGTTAACACCTCCGGCGTTAAGCCATTTTTCAACAGCCTGGCGGCTGTTTTGTGCCGGATGAGTAAGGATAGTCTCAGGAAAAACATGTTCTTTTTTCAGACCACACATGGCGGTTCGCTTTTTCTGTAGTAATTCCGATAATCTTTTTTCACTCATAAAATCAGTAATCATAACCTGCCTTTCTTTTTCAAGGCATCAAGTTGGATGTCTTGCACTGTTCGTTTTGAGTTGCGCCGTTTCATCACCTTTTCTTCCATAGTGTCTGCGGAGATAGTGTGGGATGAACATCGAATGGTTGTATCCGGCCTGGATTTATCGAGATGGCCGATGCGTTCGATAATTTGCCTATATTGCTCCAGGTCCTCCCGGTGCGAGAAAAATACCAATATGTTACCGCTACCTGGCAGGTTGCATGAGCGAACTGATTTTTTCCCAGCTTTCCAATCGCGCCGTTTTTGTGGAACCTGGTCAAGGCGTTGGCCGCGTAGGAATGTTTTAAGCAGGAGCACAAGGTCGTGTTTCCAGTGGCAGGCTACCACGAGTGCGGATGTAGAGAATTTGAATATCTCTGCTAAAGCAACGGGTGAATTTGAAATACGGGCTTACAACCCTTTTCGATTCTATAACGGTGATGCCAGGGCAGATAAACTGCATAAAGTTATGAAGATAACGTTCGGCGAACATGTTGGAATAATGAGCACTGGTAGATACTCTCGAGTTCTGTTCAGAGTAGATAAGAAAACAAGCATTCCTCTTTCAGGCAGCATTCAAAAACAATCGGTCATTGTAAGACCCACTTACACAGACAGGGCCCGCGAAATGTGGATAGGTTACCTTGGTAAAAGTATGGGTTTATTCAGGATCGCGATGCGACTGATAATAACTATCCGATTACACTAA